TTGGTTATAAAATTATAAAACTCAGGCGGATAACTTTTGCCTACAACACAAACTCGCAACGGATCCCAGGGCTGATGTACACTATACATTATGCGTTCCGTGGATCTGTTCGATTCTGAAACAACTGTTCAAGATAGGGTTCAGGCCAGGCATGATAGAAACCTTTTTTCTCCATAGCTTGTGCTCGGCTATTCAGATCTGACAAGGGTTGCAGTATGCTGAGTGCATACTTGCCCTGGTTCATGCAGATACCGTTGACCATTTCCACATCTTCGGGATGATCCTCTAGCACCAGCAGATCGTTGGCTAACAAAAAGTCTCTGTTGGCAGCATCCAGTCTACCATGAAAATAGTTGTAGGTCCACTCGCCAGGATCGTAGGCATAGATTATGACTTCGTAGTCGCCCATGCCTTGGGCACAGCGGTCTTCAAGATCATGATAAGGATCCATGCCCACAAATATACCCACAGTGCGTTTGAGTCGTGCTGACCTAGCAAACGGGCACGGCGGAAAATTGCCCAGACTAGGATGTGGAACTTCCACAAAGGTTTCTGACCAGTGCAAGATGTCTTGAGTGACTTGAGTGATGTTTAACATTAGAAGAAAGGCAATCGAGATTTTTTTGTTGTTTCCAGGTTGTCTTTGATGATATCGCTGATCATGGCACGTTCTCGATTGCTTAGAGCTAGTACTTGATCATAAGAAATTCCGCCGCGCATGTACCATGACATTTTCAAACTCTCCTGGCGAATACTTTCGGCCTCCTTTTCCATACCATCTACTAGACTGGAAATTTCCTCAGCAGTGGATGCTAGGAGGCGGCTGCGAAAAAACTTGTCATATCCAGAGTCAAGGCCTGCTTGTAGTCATGTTCACATTCGGTACATTTGATGTCTAGTGGTTTTAATTCACTAGCGCCGCGCAAGCCAATCACATGATCGCGAATCTTGGAAAATAATTCACGATCACAATTGGTCAAAAACTCCTGAATAAATTCTGGTTCAGTTACAAATGCTGACGGAGTGCGAATACTGCCAATGCTCCACTTGATGGCTTCGATGGTGAGTTCAGTGATGCGTTGCAGAACTTCTTTCATTTTGCGAAGTTTTTCTTTTTCGTCAAGATCTGCAGACGGCAGCATCTGCATCATTTTTTGTTCATCAAATTGAGTTTGATTTGTGGTGTTTTGAGTTTTATAGTCAATGGGCTTGAATCTGATTTCTAGATCACCGCTGACAACAGGTGCATCAAAGTCCGGAGATTTTAGTTGATCTAGTACATTTCGCAGGTCCAGCATATATTCTGATTCTTTTGTGCAGGCTGGACAAGTGGAATTGAGCTCCATGTTATGACCGTAACTGGCAATTCTCACAGCAGTAAGCAGGGCATTGATGTCGGGAGCAGGTGCAGCCCAGGCATTTTTGATGCTGGGAACACAGCTCTGAATCACATCCACCACAGCTTGTCCATTGAACAAGGCATCTGGAGTGCGATATGTAATTTCGTCAATGGCTGTCATGGGCAACACCGGCAGCTCACCGTTGGGTGGGATATTGATAGATCCTTCAGGCCAGTAGTTGCCACTGGTGGGCAATCGCAAATAAATTGCAGGTTGGCGAAAGTATTGTCGTAAAGGGTTAGCAGATTGGGTCATAGATTACCTATAAATATAGTTCTACTTATGGGCACAAAACATGGCTGAACAAACTTTCGAAGCACAACAATTTGCAGACGCACTGGCACGGGCCAGCGCCGAATTTGAGCGCTATGGCAAACTGTCACAGAGCACAAACAACGACGTTACCGATGCGGCTATGAAGGCCAAGTATGGCCTGAGTAATTTTACCCAGTCCATGGGTAAAGGTCAAACAGCAGCTATTGATGTGGGCAAGGCCATGGTCCAAGCAGCCGGTGCCATGTACCAGGGCAAAAAAGGTGCAGCAGCATTCAATAACTCAGTTGATTCGTTAACCTCAGCTGCCAAGGCCGCAGCGGTCGGCCTGTTCTTGCTAGGAGGTCCTTTAGGAATGCTGGCAGCAGTAGTGGTTACTGGTATTGCAGCCTTCGGCGAATTTGTCAAAGCTGCCAACGAAATGTCGGACAAGCTGTACAAAGGATATCAAGACCTAGCTGAATCTGGTGCAGCAGCATCTGACGGCATGGATGGCCTGTTCGAAGATGCCAAAAAACTGGGTCTCAGCATGAATGACCTGGCACAGTACACCGGGTTAATTGCAGCAAATTCAAAAGATCTAGCACTGTTTTCGGGCTCAGTATATCAAGGTCGCCAGGCCTTTGCTGATGTTGTTGAAGGCATGGACAAGTTCAAAGAAGGACTGATGAACACCGGTCTGAGCCAAGAACAGATCAATGCAGGTGCAATGGGCTATTTGAAGCTGCAAACCAGAATAGGACAAAGTCAAAACAAATCAACACAGGAGCTGGCCGAAGGCACAAACAAATACCTCCTGGAAATGGATGCACTGAGCAAGATCACAGGTGAAACCCGCAAAGGCATGGAAGATACCATGGAAGCGGCTCGCAGCGAAGAACGTTTCGCAGCCAAACTTCAAGAACTTCGCGCTGCTGGCAGAGTAAAAGAAGCGCACGAACTTGAAATTGCAAACGTCATGTTGACCACCCAGAGCAAACAAGCGGCCCAGGGCTTCCGCGATTTGTCAACCGGCATGATCAATACAGATGCTGCGCAGAAACTGTATATAGCAACACAAGGCAAGGCCATGGTGGTGTCTGACAAAATCAGTGCAAACCAGATGAAGGCAGCAGAAGCAGTAACAGTACTGGGAAGAGCAGCCGGGGACACAGCCAAAAATAATACCTTTCTTGCCAAGGCCGGCGTGTTTGGTGATGTGTTTGGGGACTTTAATGGATATTTAAAGCTGGGAATTTATACACAAAGAAATTTATCAAAAGAACAAGAAAAAGCCGAAGCCGAAATAGAAAAATCACGGCGTGGTATGGACCCAGCAGTCAAGGCCGCCACAGCCCTGAGAATAGCACAGCAAAAAGGCAACGAAGCAACTGAACGTTTTATCAAAGCAGGTATTGTTGGAGCAACTGAATCTATGGTTGTGCTGGCCAACGCAAGCACAGCCGCTGCCGATGCTCTAAATAAAATAGCTGGAATTAAAACCACAACAAGTGGGCGTACCCCCGGTAGTAGTAAGGAGGCACCTAGTGCTGCAACAGTAGCAAAAAGCAATGCTAAACAAACCATGGCAGCAACAACAGCTTCAGTGGCTTCTAACTATACAAAAAATCAGATGTCGCCGCAAGAAGCAAAAAATGTGTTAGAGGGTGGTAGTGCTAATGACATTAAAGCATTTGGGGGCAAAGAGGCATTAACAGCAATAGCAAGCGGTACATCTACTCAAGGTGGTGGCAAAACTCGCGCTATTGGAGCTGCTAGCACAGATAAACCAATTGCTGCGGTAATTGGAGCCGGCCCTGGTTTTACCAAAGTCAAAGCGATGGACGGAGAAAATCAAAGCAGAGAAGGCGTGCGTAACTGGCGCAACAACAATCCAGGTAATATAGAGTTTGGTCCTTTTTCCAAGTCCAACGGTGCAGTTGGCACGGATGGAAGATTCGCAGTATTCTCCACATTAGATGCAGGAATGGCAGCCAAGGAAAAATTATTATTTGACACAAAATCTTATGCTGGGCTATCGATTGAGCAAGCAATTTCTAGGTATGCTCCATCTTTTGAAAATAATTCAGCAGCTTATGCAAAAAATGTAGCCGACGCAGCTGGAGTAACTGCTGCTACCAAACTGTCTGATTTGAATTCATCGCAGAGAAAATCATTCCTTGATGCAATTAATCGTGTAGAAGGATTCAAAGAAGGAAAAATTGTATCTGCCAATGATGGCGGTATGTTTGGAGGTCCATTGTCTGGATATCCAGCCACACTGCACGGTGACGAGGCTGTGATTCCTCTCAAGGACGGTGCTGTACCAGTGAGCCTGAGTCTCAAAGATGCACTATCAAAACCAAGCATGATGGGTCAAAGTGAATACGGTGGGTATAACATGGGCCCAATGTCAACTGATATTAATGCAGTAAAAGATATTGCCACAAGTATGGGCGCATTTGATCGAGCATCACAAACTATTACCAATCCAGAAACCTGGAAACAGATTATAAATTCGGGTGTGGCAATGAATTATGACATGGGCATGGCCAAGATAGGCACAAGCATTATTCCAGGAATTGGTATTGAGATTGGACTTGCAGTCAAGGAGTTGCAGGCACAAAAGAGTGTGGACACAGAAACAGCTATTAAAGAAATTTCCAAACAGTTTGCAGAAGCATTGCCCGGAATATTCCAAGCAAGCATGGCCAATAATGCCAATGCACAGGCCGACGGTGCAGGAACACAAGAAATGGCGGGACTCTTGCAGCAACTGGTAGAGGTGACCAAATCCAGCAATGACATACAGACAAAGATACTGCGCTCTGCAAATTAACGGTAAATAATACACTATGGCAGAACCCAAACAACCCGGCTGGAAAAAGTATTTCAAAGTAGCAGACACTTCTGGTGTGATGAGTCCTATTTCGGGCAAGAACCAATTTGGTTTACCAGACTATTCTCGCAACGACGGAACCAACGGCACTGCACAGGCTGACTTTGTGTTTCGCAACTATGCCAGCAGACTTCCTGAAGTGTACTCGGGTCATCCCAATCGGATTGAACGTTACAATCAGTACGAGAACATGGACATGGACTCGGAGATCAATGCTTGTCTAGACATCATTGCTGAATTCTCCACACAGATGAACGAGCAAAACGGCACGCCGTTTCAGGTCAAGTACAATGACAAACCCACAGATCACGAAGTAGAAATTATCAAGAAGCAGATGCAACAGTGGTGCAAGCTGAACAAGCTGGACCAGCGTATCTTCAAACTGTTCCGCAACTGTATCAAGTACGGTGACCAGGTGTTTGTGCGTGACCCAGAAACATTTGAAATGATGTGGGTGGACATGAGCAAGGTCATGAGAATCATTGTGAACGAATCAGAAGGCAAACGTCCTGAACAGTATGTGATTCGTGACATCAACCCCAACTTTCAGAACATGACTGTGGCAGCAAAAACCACCACAGACTACCTGACCAACCCGGTAACAGGCAGTGTAGGCGGCGCAGCCAACTACACAGGCGGTGGTGCAGGCGGTGCAGCAGGCATGACTGGCGGCGGTAACAGCCGCTTTATGCATGCCATGAACGAAGCAACACTGGATGCCAAACACATTGTACACATGAGTTTGAACGAAGGCCTAGACGTTTTTTGGCCATTTGGACGCAGTGTACTGGAGCAGATCTACAAGGTATTCAAGCAAAAAGAACTGTTAGAAGACGCTATTCTTATCTATCGTGTGAGCCGAGCACCTGAGCGCAGAGTGTTCAAGATTGACGTGGGCAACATGCCCAGCCACATGGCCATGGCCTTTGTGGAACGTGTGAAAAATGAAATGCATCAGCGCAGAATCCCCACCGTCACAGGCGGCGGACAAAACATGATGGATGCCAGCTACAATCCACTCAGCATCAACGAAGACTACTTCTTTCCGCAAACAGCAGAAGGCCGAGGCAGTTCAGTAGACACCTTGGCTGGTGGCTCAAATCTTGGCGAAATCGACGATTTAAAATACTTCAACAACAAGATGGCTCGCGGTCTGCGTGTGCCATCAAGCTATCTGCCCACCGGTCCAGACGACTCAGATCGTGCCATGAACGACGGCAAAGTTGGCACGGCCCTGATACAAGAGTACAGATTCAACCAGTACTGCGAGCGACTGCAGGCCTTGGTTTCACAAAAACTTGACGACGAATTCAAGATGTTCCTAAAGTGGCGCGGATTCAACATTGATTCCAGCCTGTTCAGTATTGGATTCAATGCCCCGCAAAACTTTGCCAGCTATCGTCAAAGCGAACTGGACAACACTCGTATTCAGGCATTCATGCAGATGGAGCCGCTAGCATACATGAGCAAACGCTTTATGCTGGAACGCTTCCTGGGCTTGACCGAAGATGAGATCAAGGAAAATGAAGAAATGTGGCGTGAAGAGCGCGACGAGCCAGACATGCAAACACAGTCCGGCCAAGATCTGCGCAGCGTGGGCATAACTCCGGGCGGACTTGAATCTGACGTGACCACTGGTGAAGAAATTGCTGGCATGGTACCCGCAGGCGCAGATGCAGGCATCACTGGCGGTGCTCCGGTATCTTCAGCCCCAGGTGGCGTAATGCCGGCCGCTGGTGCAGCCCCGGCTGCATAAATACTAGCATGATACTACAAGAATTTTGGCAAAAAGAACCTGAGGCTTATCAGAGCCTTGACCAGGACAACAGCCAAACACAGATTGGTGACCTGCGTAAAACTCACCTGACTCTGCGACAACTCAACAAGTTGCGCAAGATGAATGACGTAAGAACAGTGGAGTTCAAGGACAAACTCAAACTGGTTCGTCAACAATATGCACCGGCCCCTGCGGCGCCGATGTAATTTATCACCATTTTACCCCCTTAAACCGTGTACTTTTGAGGTATAGTGTAAATAACAGCACACTTTACTATAGGAGAGTACCTTATGAACAAATTCGAACAATTGATTGAATTCGTAATCAATGATGAAGAAGCAAAAGCTCGCGAACTATTCCACGACATCGTTGTGGAAAAAAGTCGCCAGATCTATGAAAACTTGATGGCTGAAGAAGCTGATGAAGAAGAAGACATTGAAGAAGGCATGATGGGCGGCGACGCCAGTGATGATCTTATTGATGATGTTGAGTCTGAAGAACAAAACAACATGAGCATGGAAGGCGAAGACGACGCTGCCGAGTTTGGCGACGAAGAAGACGCTGCTGATGCTGGTGACAGCGAAGAAGGCTTTAGCATGGGCGATGAAGGCGGTACAGAACCTGCCACCAAAGACGACATCATGAATCTTGAAGACAAATTGGACCAGTTGATGGCCGAATTTGAAGACATGATGGGCGGCAACGACATGGGTGACGGCATGGGCAACGGCGATGACATGGGACCTGAAGAAGGCGGTGACGCTATTGAAATGGACGACACAGAAGAAATGGGCATGATGGAAGCGGTTAGCCTCAAGGCAGCACCAAAGCCAGTCACAAGCGAAGAAGGCGGAGTCTACAAAAAGTCCGCAGTGGCAGCAAATGCTGGCGCTAAAGGTCCAATTGGCAACTCAGTAAAGCCAGTACACGCAGGTGGTGAAATGGGCGGCCGTCATGACACAGCAGCCTACAGCAACAGCACAAAAGATCTGATCGGTAGAGTGGGTAATACACCTGCACAAGGCACACAACGGCCTTCAGCAGCAACAAAACCATCACTGGGTCAAGCAGCTGGTGTCAACACCAAGAGCCCTGTGGCCCGCGGATAATTGATGAAAACCCTAAGAGAACAACTTACCTTTACACAGGCCAACATCCAGGTTCTTGAAGAATCTGGTGCTGATGGCCAGGGTAAGAATCTCTACCTCAAAGGAATCTGCATTGAAGGCAACAAGCGCAATGCAAATGACAGAATATATCCCTTGCACGAAATCAGCAAAGCAGTCGGCACTATTAATCAACAGATTAAAGAAGGTAACTCAGTACTAGGCGAAGTAGATCATCCAGAAGATCTCAAAATCAACCTAGACCGTGTGTGCCATAGTGTTGAAAACATGTGGATGGATGGCGAAGCTGGCTGCGGCAAACTAAAGATTTTACCAACCCCCATGGGCGAGTTGATCAAGACCCTGCTGCAATCCGGAATCAAACTGGGAGTATCCAGCCGCGGTAGCGGCAATGTAGATGATAGAACAGGACATGTAAGTGACTTTGAAATAGTCACTATAGATGTGGTTGCACAACCCAGTGCTCCGAATGCTTATCCCAAGGCAATATATGAAGGTCTCATGAACATGAAGTACGGACATAGATTGCTGGAAGTGGCTCGTGAATCTGGGCAAAACAACAAAGTGCAGAGATACCTAAAGGATGAAGTGAAAAAGCTCATCCGGGATCTCAAAATATAAGGAGAACCAGTAATGCTGGACGCAATTAAACCATTGCTCGATAGTGACCTGATTACAGAGGAAACTCGTACGGAAATCAACGAAGCCTGGGAAGCCAAGCTGAGTGAAGCCCGTGAGCAGGCCCGCACCGAACTCCGTGAAGAGTTCGCGCAACGCTATGAGCACGACAAGACAGTGATGGTAGAAGCCTTAGACAAGATGGTAACAGAAGGACTGGCCGCAGAAATTGCCCAGGTAGCTGCTGAAAAGCAGAACTTGGCTGAAGATCGCGTTCGTTTCCAAAGCAAGATGAAAGAGTCGTCAACAAAGTTCAACAACTTTATGGTGACAAAACTTGCTGAAGAAATTGGCGAGCTGCGCCGAGACCGTAAGATGCACACGGAAGGACTAGAAAAACTAGAAAGCTTCATGGTGCATGCCCTGGCACATGAGATCCAAGAATTTGCCGCAGACAAACGTGACGTAGTGGAAACAAAAGTCCGCTTGG